CAGAACCGGAGCTACCTCTAACTATTGTTCCGCCTCGTGCCGCTAATACCACGTCATTAAATATTGCGGACATTACAACTCTTTCAGAAGAGCTAGATACTTGTGGAACTATATTTGTATTATACTTTCCTGTTCCTAGTATCTTTGAATATCCACCACTAATGTTTGGTTCAAAGTTTTGAAGCTGTAACGCTTCGCCGGGTTGCATAGAAAAAACATCTTTGTTTAATACTAACCCGCCCCCTAAACTAACAATAATTGGTTTAGTCTGCGTAGCCATTAGTAAGATAATCCTCCTGCTACACGTCTACCAAAATTAACACGATGGTCTCGCATTGAATCTCGTCTATTAATAACTTCTACTCTTGCACGTCTTACACCACGTTCATATTCTGCATTTGCAAATTGTGATGCTTGCAAATCTGAACGAAGTATCATTGCGTAATACTTTGCTCTATTTACAACTACAGCATCAAAACGTGCGTAGTGTAAAGCTGTGTCTGTTGCCGCCGATAAATCACTATGTGTTTTGTAATACTCGTATGCAACAGTGTAAGTGTCTTGGTCTGGTATAGGACTAAATCCTATTTGATTATCCTGTGTTTTATAAACATAAACAGGTTTGCCATAAACACTTTCATCTTCGTTTAAATCACGCTCTGCAAACTCTTGTAAGAATCTATCATAAGAAACATACATTAGTTTTGTAGAGGGTGTATCTTCTCTTACACGAATATAATCTACATCTAAATTATTAGATGATGTGTTTGCTAAACTGATAAACGTAGTAGATGCAGTTGCATCAAACGATACAGTTTTTGCTAAACCATCACCAGTTTTAGAAACTGTTAATGCCGTTGATGATATTTCTGTGCCACCAGATGATGTGCCTATCTTTAGTGTTACAGAACTACCAGATGAGCTTGGGTCTAATACTCGTAAGTTAACACGATATGGTCTACCAGATACAGTGCTAATAGATTGTGTTGCTTCAGCACTATTTAATCTTAATCTACCATTACCTGCAGAATTGTAAGCAGGAGTACCAGATACAGTTGTCCAACTAGTAATATTGCTAGTAAACTCCGTATTTGTAATTAATTCTTTGGGTGTAAGCCTAAATGAATCATAATCCAGTTTTCGGTAAGTGGGGGTACTTCCGCCGGGTAAATCATATAGTCTCACACCCGTTTGTGTGTCTTGGGTGGTGGACACGTACAACCAAGGCCATTCTAACTCTGCATTATAAAAGTCATTAATGGACTTGTTAATAAAAGTTTTTACTGCTGTCTGTATACCTCTACTACTGCTAAAATTACCAGAAGTTAGCGTAGTTTCATTAATTTCTTGTAAGACATTATTAACTAATGTTAAATATGTTGTTGTCATGACTCCCTTTATATATTATACACTAAATTAGCGTATTGTCAAGAAAATTAGTTATTTACCCTCTTTTCTTTGCTCTTCTTAGAGCTTCTTTTCCTTTCTTGAAAATACTCACGACTTGAGTTTTTCCCATTACTTTTGCTCTTTGTTCTCCTACTGTCAATATCTGTATCTTACGGGCAAAAGGTTTCTTTACCTTTTTAACTTTAGCCACTGTAGCTCTTGCATCAGCAGGAGTTGCAAACTTTATTTTTATTGTATCTTTAGGATTTTCATCTGTGTACAATCTCCTGCCGCTACCTTTTGGTTTTTTACCTGTACCTTTTTTAGGGTCTGCCACAGCTATCCTCTACAGCCGCCGCATCCCATGCCGCAATATTCACACATACTTACCTCCTTTTCGACCACTACCTTTTTTTCTTTTTAACGGTTTTTGATTTTGATTTCTTTTTTCCGCCTCTAATTAAATCCTTATCTGCTTTTCTTGCACCACCTTTGCCGGTAGCAAAACTTCTAACTCTTCCACTTGCCCATGCATGCTGTGAAACTTTGGGTCTTGACCCTGCTGAAAAATATGCGGCGGCACCTCTTGAGTAAACTTTACTCAACGTAGATTTAGATATACTTGATTTGTGGTATTTATCAATAACTGCTTGTTTACTGCTCATCCTTTGCTCCTTTTTTTACTTATAGCTTTCATCATTGCAGGTGTTAGCTTTCCTTCTTTATAAAGTCTAGCTGTTCTTTTTATTTCTGCCTCTCGTGCTTTAGGATTTTTTGCACCTCTAACATACTTAGTCGGCACACCACCTTTAGTTTTTGGAACAGGTGCAAACTTTCTTTTAGATTTCTTTTTCATATCTTTTTAGACCTGTTCTTCTTTCTAGAAAGTATTCTAAGATTACTTTTCTTATTATTTGCTGTGTTCTTATCTTTGTGATGCACATCTTTTTTAGAATATTTTTGTATTCTACCTTCTCTTATCGCTTGTCGTCTAGCTTTATTTCTTTGTGCTCTTCTTTTTTTTTGTTCTTTAGTTGAGTGATACGTTGCGTATTCACGCTTGTAATCTCTACTTTTTTTCATTTCTTTTTAAGCATAGAAATAGCACCAGAACCTGCCTTAATGCCGAAGCTCGCTGAAATCGCAATGTATAAAAGGTTATGATAATATGCCGGCAGGTCTTGCAAAGCAATAAACCCACGATGCACATGCTCTTGAAAAGGCGTGAAGACTAAAACAGCCGGAAGAAGAAGGACAATTAAACTTACCTCATCTTTCCACGACCCTTTCATTTGGTCTACAGCACTTTGTTCCCAAGCTACTTTACCTGCAATCTGGTCTTCTTTTAATTTTTGTTTAGCCTTTATTTCAGTGACGGCTAGTTCAGCTTTTGCTTTCTTTGTTTCTACAAAACCTTTTACACCATCCGCCACTACTCCTAGTAAAGGCTTTGCTAATAATTGCCAAACCATTAGAATATATTTCCTAGTACAACGACTACAATAATTAAACCAATTCCACCGACAATTATTTTGCCTTTTTTATTTAATCCATCCCACATAGATTTAATCTTTTCCATACTTTTTCTCCTTTTTAGGTTTTCCGTATAATTTAATGTTAACTCTACCTATGCTAGTTTTAACATCAAAACCTTCTTTGTGTCTAAGTGCTTCCACTAGACTTTTAAAATCATTTCTTTTTGTATTCTTCTTTGATGATTTCATTGAGATAAAACCTTGCCTTTTCTAAATCTTGCAAGGGATTGCCTTTCGCATCAAATCTAAACATATACTGAACACATTGTGTCCACAATGATGCTTGATACAAAGTCATGTTAGCTTTATCTAACTTGGCTTTCAGCACATCCAACAGTTCAAACCCTTCGAACCGGTAGTGTGGAGGATAGTTTACTAAATCTTTTTCTTTCTCTTCCACAATATTTCTTCAGATGCCTCCTGCAAATTAAAAACTGGTTTTATAAATCTTAATGGCTCATCTTGACTAGGGTCAATGATAAAACACATAGACTCCCATATTTTATGATTTCTAAATCCTTTCTGCAAGGAAAATTCATCTAATTCTTTATATCCTGCTACTCTTACAGCATGTGATATCTTGCCTGTTTCGTGGTCTTTTACTATTTGATAACCAGAAACATGTTTGTGACCTGCTGCATAAATATCATCTGAGCCAAATCTAGCTGCTTTTGATACTGAGTGTGATTCATTCCATTGACTGTGACCTGCAAAGTCATGTCTGCAATTTAGCTTAACTGTTCTTCCGTTAGGACAAATCATATTTAATCTAAACCCATGATTTTCAAATACACCCGGTTTAGTTCTCATTATAAAATCTAAAACATTACCATGCTCATGACCCCAGAAATCGTGGTTACCACCAACAACACCTGCCCAATAAACTCCACTGTTACCTAAGTACCATTCAATAAGTTTTATAGCTTGCTGTCTTGTTGTTTCTTGGTCAGCATACTTTGCCATCAATCTACCAATCCAATTGTTTGTCAAGTCTCCTATATTTATTGCAACCATAGAAGAATCAATCATAGCTTTGTTGTCTTCTGTTATAGCTTTCCAATTGCAGCCATCATCATCAAGATGTGGGTCACCAACTATTGCAACTCCAAAAACACCATCAAACTTTTTAGATAAATTTATGTTAATTAGTTTTCTAGCATTGTGTGCTGCTTGTTTTCTTTCCCATCTCTTTACACCTCTGTCTACTAATTCCTCTGCTGATAAATCACCATCTGGTAATTCATCAACCCAGAAAGGAGGTTCTGAAATATCATCTGTAGTATTATTTCTTTGTTTGTATTGATTAATTCTGAATCTAACTGTGCCTTCACTAACATTAAGCTCTCTTGCTGTTGTCTGTGTTTTGCCTTTATGTTTTTTCCAACACTCGAAAGTTTTTTGCAATACCTCTTCAGATATTCTTTTTGCAGGCATTACTTAATACCTATAACTGATTTAAGTCCTAATACTAATAGAGTGATGGCACCCGATATAATAAAACCAATGATAATGAATCTGACACGCAGACTAATCTTCTCATGTAATTTTCTTTGTTCTCGCAAGTACATAAAGTCTTTTTGGGCCTCATAGATTTCTTCAGAGTTTAGTCCCATTTTTGCAAGGGTTTCGTCAACTGTTTTCGATACTATTTCCTTTACCTCTTTTTCCGTCATAGCGTAAACCACCTCTCTCTTTTGACTCTTTCTCCCGTTCTCTTCTCATAATCAAGAACTTGCTCAATTAATGCCCTAATCATGTCATTTTTTAAAACATTTAATTGTCTTACTTTGTCGATAATTTCAGCGTTAGAAAGCTTATTATCAGCCTCTATTAACCTTATTTGTCTATTTATTTGCTGTATTTTACGATTTACTCTATTGTATGATGTACGCCACATTAATAAATTTTTTTGGTCTGTAGCAACTTTCATTGCTTTATCCCATTCATTCCTGCTTTCGTATAATCTTTGTAAAGCAAAAACCTCATTCATTTCTTTTAGTTGGTCATAAAACTGTGTTTTATATTTTGATTGCACACTTGGTAAAGATTTAAAGAAACCCATAGCTAATGGAGTATCCCAACCTGTAGATGTAAATCTTGCAAACTGTCTTGGATAGTCTGATATTGATACTGTTGCTGCAACTGTTGAACCAACCCACCCAAAGTAACCTTGAACTAAGTGTTCTATTTGTACAGGTGATAATCTTATCTTATCAAATGATATAGTATTTAATAATTTAGATGTGTTTACATAAGCAGAGCTTGTGTACGCATACTTTCTTTCTGTAGCAGGCAATCTTCTAAATGCCATACTTTCAACAGGTCTACCCGTAAAACTATCTTTGTTAGAATAAACCTCTAAAGCAGGTGTAAGAGCTTGTGGTATGTAATCAATAGCAAATGTTTCTGTAATTACATGTTGTATTCTTTCAAGTAACAAAGCTCCGTGAACATCATCATCAACCATTTGTTCTGCCATACGTTCAAAGATAACTCCAATAGCACCTACCTCAAATGGTCTAGGTATTCTAAATACACCCTCAGTTCCGGGTATCTTAAACCAGTGATAAGTATCTCTGTCCCACTGTTCTCTTTGTTTAAAATCTTCATCATCTTTGTATGCAAGATATAAACCAATTGATGCAAGAGAGTATGTTCCAAGAACAGCGAGTAATTGTGCTCTCTGTTTTGGCCCCATTGCTCTTGTAAGTTTATCTAAACCTTGCAGTCTTGCATTTAAAAAAGGTATTGATTGAGTTAAAAATCTAACAAAAGGATTTGCACCATGTCTACTAAAGTTTAATAAATCACGAGCTTGATAACTAGCCTCAAAGTGACTAACACCTTTATCTCTTAATTGTTTATAGAGTGCTGCTCTGTTTACATTCTCTGAAAATGCTCCAAC